CTCTTCCGCCGTAATAGACTTACTCACTATATGATTTGCAGTGATGGTCTTGCCTGCAATATGTTTCCCCACAATCGTGCCACCAACAATCTCATTGCCTGTAATCGTATTCGCCGCAATTTGCTGAGCGGTAATCGAATTGGTCACAATCGAGCCACCGTGAATTGCTGTGACACCTGCATTTTGCCATTCATTAGGTTGAGTAGCGTATTCTGTACATTCTTGTAACATTGGACGGGCAAGATAAAAATCGCCATAAGTTTGATTTTTAGCATATCTGTTAATACGAAATACTAATAAAATTTTACCTGTGTCAGGGGCTTTAAATTTAACCCAAATTCTTCTTGCACCTTGCTGTAATCCTTTAGCAAATTCGCCAGAATAAGCAGTGATAAAATTAGCAGGTTTATTGTAAATATCATCTTGACCCGCAATAGGCGTTTCTGCAATAACCCCTAGATATTGATTTTCATCAGCATTATATTTTTCAACAAGTATTTGTCCTGCACAATGAAATCCGCCTACATACGCACTTACAATATACCATTTGTCAGCTACTACGTTTACAAATTGACGACAAATATCAACCCAAGAACCTCTATCAGCTAAAGTGTTAAATTGTGTTGGCGTTCCAGTAATACTTATCAATCGCCATTCTTCTGTTTGTTCTCCTTTAGGATTAAAATCATCTTTATGATAACCTCGTCCAAATGCACTTGTTGTTGGGCAATTATCCCAATTTCCACCTTTAGCATTAAAATCACGCCAACCGTAAGCATTATTGGCAAAAATCGGGTTGTATAATAAATTTCCACCCAGCCCAATCGCCAATTTATCGGCTGAAATTTCCCCTGCAGCAAGATGATCTGCTCGGACTGCACCCACAGCGAGTTTCGGCGCAGTAATTTGCCCGTTAGCAATTAAATCACCGTTAATCGCTATCTGATCGTTGACTACCGATAACATGGATTTTGGCGACCCATCTTGTGCGTTTTTGACCACTTGGAACTTATCCGCCATCACAATAACTGAACTCTCGACATCCTTACCTGAATTAGCCGCCCCAAGTGCAATGCCAGCAATAGCAGTCCTGCCTCCAGCAATAGCCTGAGTTTTAATAGTGCGAGTTGCCGATACTTTACCCGATACATCGGTCACAGTCCGATTTATTTCGTCAATGCGAGCCGAAAATCCATCTACACGATTAATCTTAGACTCAGCAGAGCGTTGCCAATCAGTTCGAGCTTTAGTCTCTGATGATATAGCTCGACTAACCTCGTCTACCTTAGCTTTAGCATCAGATTGCCATTGAGACCTTAACGCTTGTGCAGCAACAGTTGCCACTTCATCTTTGTTGGCTTTGGTTCCGCCTAATTGATTAATTGTCGCCTCAGCATTGCCAATACGAGAGTTAGCTGAGTTTTCCCAAGCTACCCTTGCGTTAGATTCGTTATTGAGTGATCTTTTAATGTCTTCAAACTGGATAACAGTCGTCAAATCTTCGGGAGCTGGGCTCCAGTCAGTCGCAATACTCCCTATCTCTAATTTAGGATGTGTGGCAACACAAGTTCCTCCGCCTACTTCAACCTTAAATGAGCAGTTTGAAATACTTTTAATCGGCTTATCGAGTAACTGGATTGTTGATTTTAATCTGCCACTATAATCGCCTTGATGGTTGCTTAACCAACACTCAATCCACGTATACGTATTATCGGTGTAGTACAAAAACATAGATAAACCGACACGATTACGCCCGCCCCTGATAATGCCTTTCGCGTTAAGACTAAAAGAAAGCGTGAGTTTTTTACCTTGCCAGCTTTCTTTTGCAGATTGTGACACTGTCCACGATGTTCTATTTTCCGCTGAATTAAGCAGATAGTTACGAGCACCTACATCAAAGTTAATATTATTAAATTCAGACGACAGCTCTGCTACTTTACGTTTAGCCTCTTGAGATTGTGCTACGGCTTGTGTCGCAGAATCTTTTGCTGTATTGAGCTGGGTAATTAGCTCATTATCAAGTTGATTTTGATTTAATTGACCCGCTATTTCAGAGGCTTGTATTTTTGATGTGTACTGACTGCCATTCCAGAGATACAACTTGCCGTCTCTTTCATTGTAAACCTGTTTTACCCCTTGAAACTGATTCACATTGAGGTTGGCCACGGTTTTTACCATCTCCAACTTACGTGCTGGGGCTGCAGTATCAAACACTTCGTTGATGATGTTTTGACTGAGCTTTTCATTCAGCAGTTTCAGTTCTTTATCAATATCAACCGAGCTCTCGCCTCTTATTCCAGCTTGTTGATGGAAAGCCCCGACATTTTGCCCTCGCACGTGTCTAAGCCAGTAATAACGCACCTGTTTTGCACCGACTTCGTGCGTGTACATTCTTGCTGTGACTTTCGTCAAACGTTTGGCTGTTTTAATGTCGTCTGTTTCACTAGTAAAAATTTCTGTCGCAGTTACATCATCAACCCAATCCCACTCAAGCGTGATATTACCTAGACCGCCAGTTGCTCTTACGCCTGTTGGCGCTGGCGGTTTATTGATGGTAAAGGTCTGAGTTTTTTCACTCAATAACTGCCCATTCTCATTTTTAACTTGGACAAGGACGCTATAATCTCCGTTTTCGAGACCGTCTATATTAAGACTTGGAGAAGGTTGTCCTAATCGTACGTCATATAGCACACCGCCTTTGTAAATGCGGATGTCGTATTTTACGATGCCATTACCGCCAGTCACTCTACTGTCAACTGATACGCTACCATCTGCATTTACTGCCACACCAATGTTACTAATTTGCGGTGTGGTAAGTACGGTCGTTCCTACTGGCTCAAACTTGGCACCATTATCAACAATAGCCTCTTTTTGTGGCTCGTGTTGTAACGCCATAATGGTGTACTTGCCTTTGCTCTCCTCTTTTACAGATAGCGCCTTAAATAATTGGCTTGTTACTTGTTGAGTAGCTAAAGACCATACACCGTATAGCTCCAAACCTAATGGCTGTTGATCGAGTGTTACCTCTGCACCATTGACTGAGATAATCTTAATATTTTGATGTTTAGCATTGGCATTGATATAGCTTAGGTAACTATTGCCACTAATGGTGATTTCTCGGTCTAATGTTACGGTTTTGCCATTGACTGCTAAAACTCGACCGCCAATATTCGTACCAGCATAATGCGTATCGGCGACTTTGATAATATCACCGGGGATATGCATAAGCCCTTCTGCACCAACAGTAAAGGTAACGGTTTTAGTTTCTAATTTTTCTGTTTGCAACAACCATAAGGCAGTGCGGTGCGCTTGCCCTCTTGATGTACAGCCAAACGCCGTTATTTTCTTAACGTTTAATCCGTTTTTACGGATAGATTCGTCATCAGAGACATACTCAATAGCCTTTTCATAGCTATTCTCTTTATCCGCGTATTCAACTTGGATTGCATTATGGCGGGATTTTCGAGCCGAAAATGTATAACTAAAACCACTTTCATCCACGTTGGCATTTGTATAAGTCCAGACTGGATCTGCTGGTCTATCCATGACAACTGTGAGCTGCTGACCATTCCAAACTGGCATTGCTCTAAAAATTGAGCAAATGTCATTAATAACTTGGTAGGCGGAGCGTTACTCTGTCAGCCAAACATTACAGGTAAATCGTGGCTCTTGTCCGCCAAATCCATCAGGCACTAATTGGTCACAATATTGAGCAACTTGATATAACGCCCATTTATCCGCACCAAACTCACCAAGTCTTCCACCCAAGCCATAGCGTTTATTCGTCACCACATCATAGAGCACCCAAGCAGGATTATCCGTCCAGTCAATTTTAAATGTACCATCCCACATACCGGTATATTGACGCGTACGGGTATCATAATTGCTAGGCACTTTAACTTTTAATCCTAGTAAGTCATAGGTACGAGTAGGAATATTGCTAAAATACTCT